GTTTCCCAACCTGCTCGCCGCCGTGTTTGTCATTTCAGTCAAGATCATGTCCGCCGTGCGTATTTCAACCGACTCGAAGAAGATCAACATCAAGCTGCCATCCAACGACGTGTTTGTTCACTCGTGCTACATCGCCGCCGCCAAGAGCCTGTACGAGGATCCGTACGTCGTGGTTGATAAAATGTCCGACCAGGATCGTCGCATCAAGATGGCGGCTCGGTTCAACGAACTGATCAAAGAGGTGATTGATGATTTTATTCCGGTACAGCAGATCCTTGATACGTACATTCCCAACTTTACAGGTGACCTCGACATGGGTGGTGCCAATGAGGACCCAACTGACCCCGCCGACCCGGAGACAGGAGAGGAAGAAGAGGCGCCTCAGGTTGCCACGCCATTGCCTGACGCAGAGGCGACGGAAACACCAGGGGTGCCGGGAGAGGCGGGGACGCCGGCAGTGCCGGGCGAGGCGGGGACGCCGATGCCAGAACCAGGGACACCGATGATACCCGGGGATGTGAAGCAGGTGCCCGTCAAGGTTCACCATGAGACGTTGTTCGACGACGCTCCGGATAAGTAAAAGTCCTTTCCGCGCAGCGGAAAGTCCGCCGCCCGAAGGGTGGCAATAATGACCACCATCCCCAGGTGGAAATTTTCGTAACGTATAGTAGATGGCTGATCACTATTTTCGTGAGCCTATGAGCGCTGCTCTGATTGCAGGCGCAGTGACGGTTGCTTACATTCACATTCGTTCTTCACTGAACAATGAAAAGGCGATGCCCAACTCGGCGTATTTCAAACCGGCATTCCTTGTCGGTTTGCTCGTATACATCATCGTTCACCAGGGGAGCGGACACCAGGAAACGATTTCAACCACACCGTATAGGGCCTAAGTCCAACGGGCTTGCCAAAGATTCACGACACACGAAGTCCAACAGGCTTCGCCTGTTGTCCACAGGCTTAAAGCAAAAAACGTATGTCTCTTTAATGGCGACCACCACCAACGCTTTCAACGACATGATGCAGCAGTTTCTTGACGAGCTTGTTCTCACGTTTCCCACTGAGAAGAAGCTGGTAAAGTACCAGAACACGTTCGTGCTTCTGCGCAAGGCGAACCAGAAGAAGCCTCTGAAGGAGTTTATGGAGACGGTTGGTCCTTTTGCGAACCACCTGATGCAGAAGGATGAGGAGTTTTTCCAGACGCACGCGGCAGAGGTGCCTTTCCTGAACGATCTGGATATTCCTCGTCTGTGGAACTCCGAATTGTCCGATGCGACGAAGGGTGCCATTTGGCAGTACCTCCAGACGCTGTACATTCTGGGTACGACCATCACCGCTCTTCCAGCCGAGACGCTCAGCATGATCGAGTCCGTGGCGCAGAAGTGTGCCAGCCAGCTCCAGGATACAGCAACCGCCCCCGACGGTACCATCGACGAGGCGGCTCTGATGAACAGCATGAACGGTCTGATGTCATCTCTGCTCAAGGGTGGTAAGGGGGGTCCTCTGATCTGAAAAAATATATCAGTACACTATAGAAGATGACGATTGACCTGCGTGAACTTGTTGCAAAAGATCAGTTGCTCGATTTTTGGCCCACGTCTCGTCAGACGGCTGAACAGCGAGTTCTTGCAACGACTCGTTTCATCGTGTACGCCGTCGTGCTCACGTACCTGATTCGCCGCGATGCTCGCATCGTTGCACTCGGTGCCCTGGTCATTGCCGCTCTTTATGTACTGTACAACATGAACATGATTCCAGACGGTAAGCGTACAGTGTCGACGGGTCCAAAGGCTGTGAGCGGTCTGCGCATGCCGACGCGCGATAATCCCATGGCAAATTACCTGCTCGGTGACGACCCAAGCTACGCACAGCAGGCTCCGTGGTATCCGACAATGAAGGAGGAGGTTCAGAACGAGTGGAAGTCGATCCATCCATTCGAGCGTAAGCGTGACGCTGAACGCAACTTCTACACGACAGCCGTAACAAGTTGGCCAAACGACCAGGCGGCTTTCACTAACGCCGCGTTCGGAAAACCGTTCGCTCCCACCTGCCGCGATGACCCAGCTTCATGTAACGTAGATGGCCCATATGCTCGTGGACCAGAGCGTGTACAAATTCGTGGCGGCAATGGTCGGTAAGGTCCAGGCACGAGTGCCCCCACCGCCGGTGCAGAACCTCACGACGGACTCGGCACTACGTGCACTCGGGACTAATAAATAATCTCACCTACAAGTAATATGCCGAGCAGTGTGCTTCAGCCCGGACTCCTCATGGTCGAGGAAGGAATGTACTTTGGTCCCAAAAACACCAACTACGAAGTTATGGTGATGACGGACGACACTCTGCGTTCTCAGACAACGTCCCGTAACAACAAGTACTACGCCGACAAGCCCTACGACTTCCCAGATCTGTACATTGACAAGCCAGTGAACAAGTTTATGAGCTGGGACCCGACGAGCACGTATGCCGTGTACCAGTCCATGTCCTACGCGAAGCGTTACCCCACGGACAAGCAGTAAGTCCTTTCCGCCGCAGGTGGAAAGTCCGCCGGGAAACTGGACAATGGGCTCCTGGCGGAGCCCGTTGGATAAAAAATAGCATCTAACTAATAGATGGACCCTTTCAGTCTTGCCGCCGTTGTCGGTCTGGTTTTTGCCGGAAAGAAACTCAGCGACGTCAAGGAGGAGCAGGCAGTGATGCCCTCACAGCCAGAACAAATTACCAAATTTGATCTCGTTCAGTACAAGTTTGCTCAGCAGGACCCACCCCTCGATCCACTGAATCTCGAGCCGAACACAGGTCGTGGATTTTCAGGCGGGTTCCGTCTTCCACCAAAGGAGATTGCACCAAGCTTTGCGGACGTTGTGCCAAACGGATCTCGTTTTCCGTTCGGTCAGCCCGTGTACCAGACAGATGGAAGCCGCGAGCCAGTCACGAACAAAATGAACAACGTAACACCCGCAGACAAGAAATACGTCGGACGCGGTCTCGGTCTTTCACCAGACACACCGGCATCCGGTGGGTTCCAGCAGTTTTTCCGCATTCTGCCGAACAACATGAACGAGGAGCGTCTGACGACTCTGTCCGGTACATGGGGCGGCCCAGCCAATCCCGTCACCAAGAACGGCGGGACGACGCTGGGTGCCATTTCCCACCCGGCCAAGCTGTCCAAGACGACATCAAACTACATGCCTATGCAGACGCGTGGACAGGGTCAGGGTGGTGCCATCACAGCGCCAGAGGGTCGCCCGGATTTCCAGAAGACGCGCCGGACGACAGTTCGCCAGGAGACGGGTCTTCGCAAGGATGGTCTCGAAATGGGTCCCGCACAGTACATGGTCGCAGAGGCGTACGGGTCTGCATACAACGACCCCATGCGTTGGTCTAAGAATCGTATCAACCCCGATCGTCCAGGTAACGGCGGACGTATGAACGTGCGCGCCGACCCCGTGGGAGCCGTCGGTGCCAACACAAACACGCGTCTCGAGGCGGGTGCGCTCCCGGTCCGCCCAGCCGACGCAAGCCGTGGGTCTCGTTACTTACCCAACCAGTACGACCGCCTCAACGTGTTCAAGGGTCAGAAGGATTTCCGCTCCTCAGCAAACAACCAGGGTCTGGGTCTGGCAAACAACGTGCTCAAGGGGAACCCGTTTGCACACTCATTCAGCGCCAAGGCTGAGACTGGGACCCCGCTCGTTCAGCCTGTAAATTAAATCCCCGAATCACGTTGTCACCGACAGTACGGCAGTACTTCCCGCCTTCGGCGGCAAGGAAATTTTAAGTTGATATAAAACAATGCAAATCTGGAAGTGGCTTCTTTTGCTCGGACTCTTGTTTTTAATCACCTATGAACCATCACGAGGTGGGGGAAAGCTGATGAATTTTTTTACGAACGACTCAGTAGGAGGGAATGAATTCCCCACGCGAGCAGCCATGTCGGGAGAGGCACAAAAGTATAGCGATTCCGGTGACGACGATCAATAATAAGCAGTACATGCTTATTGTTCACGATCGTCGGTACCAGGAGTGGACGTTCGTCACAGGAGGGTGTCGACGTCGAGAGGTTATCAATCCCTTACGGTGTGCCGTTCGGGAACTCGAGGAGGAGACTCGAGGCACGATCAATCTGAAACGAGGCGCCTACTCGTATTTTCAGTTTGCAACCAAGTACAAAGGTCCAGGGGATTCCGAAGCGGACATCGAGGATGATGTCACCAGCATTTACCACGTTTACGTAATCGATTTGCCCATGACGGCTCTCGAACACACGTACATCGTTCGGCGATTCAACGAGGAGAAATCCAAAATGGAGAACCACCAAACGTATTTTCGTAAAAACTATGACGAAAATGACAAGGTGGAATTCGACACGCTCGAAGGAATCACAGCTCGTGGAAACCTATGGGACATGATACGGACGCACGTCATAACAAACCCAGATTTCCACGCGGCTCTTTCATCCACCCAACGCACGAGTTTTTATTTACGGAGTTAGAAAAGTCCAAGGGCTCGCGCAGCGAGCCCTTGTCCGCGGCGCTGCCCCACACTGCCACGTGCCGGGGCGTCAGAACACACACGTGAAAATATTGACACTCATCAGAAGATGACAAAGTCAAAGCGTATGTTTGCCGAGATGCTCGTCCAGGCGCGAGGACACGGTGACGCCGACGAGATGGCAAAGACAATGTCTCTCGTCGATATCATCTACGAAATCAAAAAGGAGGAGTTGAAGAAGGCGGAGCCCGTTGTGGAAGTGAAGGAGTCCCCGCCTCCGGTTGTCGAGGAGACGGAGGAGAAGAAGGCTTTGCCTTCTTCGACAGAAGAGGAGGAGCCCATCGTGATCATGAAAATCAAAGACTTTTGGAGTCGCTTGACACACGACTCGGACACCGACGAGTAAAAATCTTGCACCTTATAAATGAAAAACTTCCAGGCTGTAATCATCGCGCTGCTTTTGCTGATTCTTTACGTGATCATGTCGCGTAAAAGATCGTATAGAGGAGTGAACACAACGAAAACACGGAGATAAAAATAAGACGCTCCGGTACACTATGGAGAAATGGCTCACAGACAAGGGTCCGGGGACGCACGTCCTCATGGATGGTGGAATCCTTCAAGTTCCGTTTGAACAACTTGACGAATTTTACGTCGAGTGCGTACACGCAGTACGCCTCGGTAAGAAACTGTACGTGGTGGAGCAAAAGACTGACGTGTTTAATTTTTTCGTCGATCTCGATTACAAGGGACCAGAGGCACTTCCAGATGACGTCATACTCAATCTTGTCGAGGTGATGCATTCTGTCGT